AGTAACCTAACTATGTGCTTGGGATGTAATCATTATAACATTTAGTTAGTGTATTAGCAAGTGCTTTAGCTAGGCTTAGTCGGCCATGTAATGTTCTCTGGAAAGCCAGCCTGACCAGTAATGTCACGTAGTGCCTGACGATAAGCTGTCTGCTCTGCTGTTATCGTGCGGTCTGATGTAGCCCACCAGTCTGTAGAGGCTATGAGGCCGTCACGTTCTTGTCGTATGTCTGCAGCCAGCATTGCGGTTTGAGCATTATTGGCGTCCAAATCTGCGTCTATCTCCGCTTGAGTTTTGTCAACGATAGTACCAGATACCGTCCACACACTGTTAGCAAGAGTTGGTGTTTCATTCCAAGTTACCTTTTGGGTACTCGTTGGAGAAAGCGCTTCGTACTCCGTCACATACACATTGTGTGATGCAAGCTCTGCGTGGTCTGGGTATGGAGACAATGCTACACCCGTGCCCATAAGTTCCATAATAGAGTAATCTGCTTGAAGCAGGTTGTTCTGGTCGTCGGTTAATATATACATAGCACCCTCCTTGGGGTTGTAAGTTTAATGAGGTTAAGAAGGTGCAACCATGACTTTTCCAGCGACACCAGCCACAACTACGAAACCTTCACCAGCAACAACGGAGACATTTTGTTGAGCGCTATTACCCCCAGCATAGGATGTCCAATTAATACCGTCTGGCGAGTTAACACAGACTCCAGCATCTCCCACCGCAATAAACTCTGACCCCGTCCATGCTACGTCACCCAAATATTTCGTTGTATAAGATGTCCTTGCTGTCCAACTCGTCCCATTTGTAGAGGTAATAATTGTTCCATGATTGCCAACGGCCACCCAGATTGAGTTTCCAAAGGCCACACCACCCAACTCGTTGGATGTTCCAGATGTCCGAGCTGTCCATGTGCTAGTCCCAGAGGTTGATGTACCAAGAACGCCACTAGCCCCGACAGCAACGAATAGTGACCCGCTGGAGGCTACACCGAAGTAATCAGAGCCACCTGTGGGTGATTTACGTTCTGTCCAAGACGTTCCGTTGCTTGAGGAATATATTGAAGCGGCCTCACAAGCGGCAATGAAAACACCCTGACCAAATGTCAGTGCATTGACTTGGCGGTTATTACCTTTGGTATACGGTCCACCCCAGCTTGACCCACCGTTAGTTGAGGTAGTAAAGTTGCCCGTGTTACCACCACACACTATGGTGTTACCATTTGCAGCCACTGCTTTTACGTCCATACTGCTCGGCCCAGTATCCGCTGTCCACTTTAATCCGTCTGGCGACCTAGAGACCCAGCCACTGCTGTCTAGCGCTCCTACGATAAATTGTGTTCCGCTGTAAGCGACCTGACTAAGTCCATACCCACTTACGGGAGACAATAGAGTAAATGAAGAAGTTCCGTCGATTCCAGCGCCTACACCAGCAGCCTTAATAGCAGTCGCCGTAGTCGCATCAATACTACCGATACCCGTGAGAGCATCTGCGTTGACTGTGCCAGTTACGTCGATACCGCTGGTGGTCGTTGTCATCTTAGTGGCATCATTATGCCTTAATGATACAGCACCACCATCAGTTGCCAGAATGTATGTTTTATTTCCAGCACCGTTGTTTAACTCAATATTTGTACCTTCAAGTTTTAAGTTTCCAGTGCCAGTTTCTTTTATGTGAGATGCAGACCCTGAGTGAAAAATTTCAAGGTCAGAGCCAGCACCAAAGATGGCCTTGTCGTTGTCGCCGAAGGACACATCAGCAGTAGTAGTTAAACCTCCAACCGTAGGGCTAGTGCCAGCTAAGTAAGTAGCTACGTCAGTGTCTGTGTAGCCAGCAGGTAAGCCTGTAAGCTGGGAGCCATCTCCAGTAGGCTGTAATGCTGAAGCAGCTAATGCACCGTCAGCAGCTACGTCACGTCCGTCAACCGTACCAGTGACTGTGATGTTACCCGTGACGGATACATCCCCACCAAACGTACCACCCGTAGATGCTGATACTGTGTCAGCTACAGTGAACGACTTGAAAGCATATACGTTAAGCAAATCCCCTACACTAGCACCCACGTTCAGAACAATGCTAGTACCTGTTGTTGAGTTGTAATCCGATGGGTCTAAGATAATACCGTTAAACACAACAATCTCATTACCTTGAATAAACGAGATAGAGTTGCTGTTATCATCAGCACCTGTAAACGTAGTTTGACCAGCAGTAGCTGTGTACTCATACAGGATCATTGAGGCTACACCAGAAGCTGAAGCAGCAATCCAGTTAGCACCATCATATACCTGCATAGCATTTGAGGTCGTTGAGAAATACAAAGAACCAGATACGAGAGCATCGCCGTCATTGTCTAAAGTTGGTTCAGAAGACTTCGGACCTAAGTAACGATCATCGAAGTTGTCTAAAGCAGCAGCCGCAGCAGCAGCACTGTTAGCAGCATCAACAGCTGCACCCGCAGCCCCTTGAATACTAGCTACATCCGCAGCAGCCTGAGTAGCTTGGTCTGTTGCTATAACAGCCTGAGCAGTTGCTTCCGTTTCACTTGCAGCTGCGTTAGCTTCACTTGCAGCAGCATTCGTTTCACTGGTAGCAGCATTAGTTTCAGCAGTTTCTGCACCTGTTCTAGCTGTGTTAGCAAGAGCTACTTGAGCAGCAGCACCCGTTTCACTGTTAGCCGCATTAGTCTCAGAAGTAGCTGCGTTTGTTTCTGACGTGGCAGCATTGGTTTCTGATGTAGCTGCATTGCTTTCTGAAAGAGCAGCAGCAGTCTCAGAGTTAGAAGCTGCTAGTGCTGAAACAGAAGCATTACCTTGGGAGGTGTTAGCATCAACTTGAGAAGCTAGGGCAGCAGAAGCTGAACCCGAAGCTGCAACCTGAGAGGCTAGTGAAGCATTTGCTGAACCAGCTGAGTTAGTAGCACTTGTCTCTGCGTTAACCTCTGCAATCTCAGCATTAGTCTCGGCTAGTTCCGCATTGGTCTCTGCTACTTCAGCAGCCAAACGGGAAGCTTGGGAAGCATTAGCAGATGTCTGGGAAGCTGTAGCTGAGTTAGCTGCATTAGTCTCTGACAAAGCTGAAGCAACTACTGCCGCATCTGCATCTATCTGAGCTTGAACCGCAGCAGCCAAAGCAGCAGCCGTAGTCGTTACAACATCTGAACCACCAACCATGATGGCATTGGCATTGATGATGTTGTTGTTGTTAAGATCTAGGTCTACACCCAAAGCATTAGGAGTACTACCATCCAAAGATAGAGTGTTGTCGAAGCTGTCTCGTAATGCTTCAAAGTTAGCATTCAAAGCCTCAGTAGAGTTAAACCCTGAGGCTAGTGTAGTTACTGTTGGTTTTTTTGCCATATCAGTTTATCAACCCAATTCTTGTTGCATCATCTTCTGTTTCAGCTTTATCCATAGCTGCTTGCTTTAAAGCACCATCAAGCTCATCCTTAGATGGACGACCTCTCTTCTTATCGTTGCTCTCTAAGTAACCAGCATCAGCCAAGTACTTCTGAGCATTGTAACTAGCCTTGCCCTCGTTAAGATCATTGATCATACCCTTAACAGTACGAGCCTTTAGCTTTAACACTAGCTCTTTCTGCATCTGATGATGATGTCTCTTAAACCACGATAGGTTACACAAGTTCTCCCAAACGGAGAAGTCTCCAAACACAGCCATAGCAAACTCGTACTCTGTAGGATCTTCCATACTAAGGTAGATCTTATGTAGAGACTTATAAGTTGTAACCCCTACTTTGTGGTCTTTCTTCTTTAAAGAGTATAAAGTAAGATCGTTACGATTGTCTGGTAGTGTTGTTTCGTAGAACCAAGTCTTGCTAGGTTTCTTAGCCATGTAACCTGTTACTTCCTATGTTAGAGAGAAGAGAATGAAAGGAATACAATGCTACGTGTACCCCTTGTAGTCCTATCCTCTGTCTGTCTTACCTTAACGATAGATGTAGCAGGGGGACTTGTTAAGACTATTATACACACCTCCATTTAAGTTGTCAATAGCTAATTTAGTGTTAGTATAACTTTTTATGCTCCTGTTGTCATAGTGTCCCAAATTTCTAGTAGTAAATATTTTAACGTGTTGTACATACAAGTGGAACCCCATGCCCCCCTGCCGCCCCCCGCAAGTTCATCCATCACATTAACTTCTGCATTAAATCGTTACTTCCCAATCAGTTAACCTTGTCAGTTGATCTGTTACGTTAACATGTTGCCCTTATTGCCGTGAATGAGATAGTTGCGGTGTTATGCTCAGACTACCCACCCCGCCTTGCAAGTCATTGATATGGTTGCACAATCACTCAATCATACAGGTGCACCAATCTTTCTATTATATAGTATACATATACAGCTTTGACCTGCCCTATAACCAAGCCGTTGATATTGTTAGATAATCCAATTTAATCCAACTTTATTGCATTTTCTTCTTGCTTTCCGTTTGGCTATCTGATCTTTATAGAACATCGAAAGCAGACGGACACACGGTCAACCGCCACGGCAACAGACCAGACCAGAGCATCGAGCAAGACCTAGCAAGCAAGAGGGTCACACGAAAAGAAAAGACTTGACTTACTAAACAGAATATGCAGACTTAAGACACAACAACAGAGTAACG